TAGACATTTGTTGTGTGTCGTCGGATGTGTTTAATTTCTCATGCATCTGCTTGGCGTCGTTCTCTTGCTCTCGTGTCATACGCTTCCACATATCTTTCATTACACCGGCACCTTCGCCAAACATGTTCTCACTCATACCCTGAGCAAGACCTTCAATCTGTCCGAGTAGTCCTTGAACTTGTCCTAGAACTTGTTGGGCGCCCTGTCCACCAGTGCCACCAGATCCAGTACCACCAATACCTCCAGTAGATGTTGGCAGAGGCTGTGTCGCATTAACTGAATATGTTGAATCCTCACCGCTAAAGAATCCGAGTGCAGGTGATGATGTATTACTGGTCATCGTATTGGCAAAGTCCATTTCTAGATTTGCTGCTTCGGAACCATAGGTAATTACAATGTTACCGTTTACGTCGATTTCTTGTAGTGCAACACCCCACGCTGTTTGGATCTCATTAACAACGTTGGCTAATTTATCTTGACCGAATAATGATTTGTCCCACTGTAATCGATTAAGGACATACATCATTTCTTCGAGTGATGTGACCTGACTTAATAGCTGTTGAGCATTTCCGAGATATGTGTCCTCATGAACAACGTCACCAGTCATAAATGCTACGCCGCCGGTAACTGAATAGCCCTGTAACAATAAGCTAAGGCTATTAAGGGCCGTCCGCATTTGTGGAGTCATGCCCTCCATAATAGTATAGAGCGGAGTATTTGCTGGAGCATTGACAGCCAATACAACATTATTACCGAGTCCACCGCTATAGCCAGCACCACCAGCGCCTGTGTTAGCACCTGGTGGAGTATATGGTGTTCCGCCTGATGATGGGAGTCCACCAGAGCCAAATCCTCCAGCGCCACCACCAGCACCTTTATTACCAGCTAGTCCTTGAATCATCTGGCCCAGAGACATAATCTGTCCCATCATTTGCTGCAAGTTTTGCAGACTGGCCATACCATCATTAGTCTGTTTAGCTGTCGGTACGTTTGTTATCTCTGGCAATCTGAAGCCAGCCATATCAAATAGCGCACCGTGAACAGGCAATCCGTCTAATAGATCGAGATTATGTTGCTGTCCCTTTTCTTGTATCTTTCTAATCTTTACTCCGTCTTGTTCAACTTCTTGAATGTCCGGAGCAATATTAATCTTTCTGGATGTTGATGATAGCTGTGAGACTTTTTGAAAGGAGGCTAGATTTCCTGAACCACTCTCATTAGTGCCGCCCTTCTTAACTGTATTAGATTGACCAAGAATAATTCCACCGAGTTCACCGAGTTGCTTTAGAATAACAACTGGTGTGCCTGGATCCATAGCACCAGGAAACGCTTGCTGCATAAAAGCAGTCGGAGAATTAAACATCGGCGAAAGCATCATGTCTTCAATATTGACACCTTCGCCATGATCGATGGGAGAATAGAAAGACTGGTTACCAGAATGATCAGAAGCCTGTTGATCAGTAACAACGGCTACTGAAAACTTAGAGTCTGGTCCTGGAAAATTGCCTGCCATAATTTATCCTTTGCCTATCGTATTAGCAATACAATCGAGATTAGTCACAGCGTATCCGCCGAATTGAATATTGTGTGTTAGATGAGCAATAATATATTCACCCGATCCATATAATTCTCTCGACGGATCATAACGATCATTCCAATGAAAATGTATTTTATTGCCGACATGTAGCCACGGTGACCACGGCACAGTAAGTCTTAGAGCAATCTTATCTTTATCTAGTAGGGCCATTCTGGCTTGTCTTTTGTGTAGATATTTCTCTACCGCTGTTTCGCAACCCGAACCACCAGCACCTTGTTGCTGTGCGGTTCCAAGATTAGTCATTGAGAATATCTTATTAGCGATTCCCATTGCCTGGCCCAAAGCACCGACAGCATCAGAAACGCCGTTGACGAAGTTCATCGTTCTGGTCTGATTTAGATTGACACCATTACAATCGATACCATTAAGAATATCTGTGAGGGTATCAAAGTCACATGGAAAACTAAAGGTCACCGCAATATTATAATTGCTGAACATGCTTTCATTAAATCCTTTATTGCCTGTGATAGCAGTATCGGAAGCATAGATGTCATAGGGTGCGGTGCTTTTGGATAATCTAGTTAATGATGTGAAACGATGCTGATTTTCTCCAGTGGCGTCATTGATCGTCATAAAGTGAAGAAACGATGGATCATCGCCGTCTAATGCCACGTTTGCCTGTTGCTGAATAACCTGCAATGGATGAATGGACTCGGCCACGTATGGTCTCGCTGGCCCAGCATTATCCACAAATCTTGCCGATGCGCCGATCTCTTGTAAGGCCTCTTTAACAATCTGTGATGGTGTTGAACAACTCCAGGACTTCTCCCAGGTTTTTTCAGCGTCTTTAAGAATTGATTGATCAATAGCGTGTATTGTTAATTCTTCAACTTGCCCGGTATTCAATGACGCAAAGTGGCGATTATCACATCTATAGATTTCCTGTCGTACCTTCATTGTTCTAGGATTATCATTACCATCAGCGATATCAAGACTTAGTTCTTCACATTTAAGCTGTGACCAGTCTTTTGCTGCTTCTGTATAAATAGCGGACTGTAATGTTACTGCTACGTGTGCGGAAGGATTTAATAGACTTTCACCAATAATGACTTCTTTGACAGTCGTATCTGGAGGCACATAACCACCGAGATTAATAACAGCCGATACGAGATGTTTAGGATCATTACTCTGTGCTTTAGTATCGATAGGGTTACCGACAGCTCCATCTAAAAAACTCATGATATTAGAATGCCCTTATATAATTAGGAGTAGCACCAATGGTATTTTTAAACTCTTTCATAATCTGGGTATAATATTGCGCCTTGATCACTTTAATAAATCTCTTGCCTTCGTTTATTGCTAACTCATAATCATAGTTGGATACCGCATTGCCGTATGTGTTCATGAATACAGTCTTGTCATTGACAGTATGTGCCTCGTATGAATAATATTCCGGCAATGATGTATCGTTATATGAATAGTGATTGCTGTGATCTACAGTGAAAAACACATTGTCGGCGGTTACTAATGAAGTATCGGAAGTCAATACTAGATTGTTGGCGCTGCTATAAGGTGTATAGTAAGTGTAAGGGACATCCAGTGGCTGCTCGGTATATCTTTGTTGACCAACATCATATCTTCTAGTATATGTAATGCCATCAACTGTCGTCTCAACAACCTTTTCATAATGATGATATGTCAATTGAGCATTTTCCACAGAGCCATACTTGTTAATAATATAATCTTTGAATACATTGTCACTCATCGGCCAGTCGAATTGAGGATCAATGATCTTATTAGCATAGAGGATAATCCAACCAGCGCCAGAATCATTATAGACTTTTTCGGCAAGAATTTCCGGGGTATCATTATCTTCTATTTCATATAGAACATATGATCCGGCGTTGCTTAAAACTTCTTTGAGTATTCCCAAACGCTTAAAGATATTGGTTACGGATTCTGAATTAAGACCATCTCCATTGATATCGTATTTGACTTTTGGAAACAGATCAAAATATGGTGATACTGCCATTATTCTTACCTTCTATGCACCCATTCATCGATGGGTAACTGGACTGCTTTGTCGTATTCTGTTTTATCTATTCTTATTAATTGGCTTCTGATATGTGTATAAAGATATCGGTGAACACACGCTTTTGAAAAACTCTCTAATCCACTAGTGGCAGACTGAATAAGATCCCAGTTAGAATTGCTGCCGCTGCCAATGATTCCGTTGAATAGCTTTTTTCTATTATAGAAATCATTAAATAGTGTTGTCATCTTACCACGCTGACCTCTTGTCAGATAGTGTAAGTTCAATCCTAGAAATCCGTCATTATATCTATCAATCACAATAGCAAGCGGATACTTATCATACATCGGCAATATTGCTTTATGCTTTGGATCATATCTAAAGAAATACATATTGCCAACAAATTCTCGTGTCTGGTCTGTATGTCTTTCTTCGGCGTCTAGTAACTTATTTCTTGCTGCACCACCAGTTTTAACTGACGTGGCTTTTTCTTCAAACCACTTTGCCAGTTCGTCTTTTGTATATTCTTTTGCCATCTTATTATTTAGTAGACTTTTTGAACAGTTCCGCTTCTGTGATTATACGAAACTCCCATCCCTTATCTAAACAAAACTCTTTGGCAGCTTTCCACTTTGCCTCATTAACACCGTAAGTCATAACCTCGGAGATATATCGTTTAGTCTTTCTTGCTGATGACTTTGGCGGCTTTGTCTGTGCTGCTGGCTTTACTTCTAATAGCATCTTTTTAATACTACCATCTGGCGCTCTTGCTTCAACATAGAAATCGACAAAGTATCGGTGTGGTCTATTATCGATTGGAGAGATATATGGTATTACTATTTCTTCTGACGCCCAGCGTAGCACATTAGTGTTTTCGTCTAATGTCTGCATCACCCGTTTTTCCCAGCCAGATCGATACACTATGTTTGTGGGATCGCCAATATACTTCTTGGGAAATCTGGGACTAAAAAATCCCTGCTTATAATCATATGCCATTCTATAACCTCTGCTAAATAGTATGTAGTATTGGAGGAATTAAATGGCTTCAGGCACAGTAGACTATATGCCAACGTCTGGTGGTGGCGCAGGTGGTACTCGTGTATCATATCGTTTTCCGCTTGACTTGGGATCACAGACACAAGGTCACTTTATGACCATTACTGCTTTTCCAAGCCAATCAGCAATGTCTAATAACAAAGACAAATCTCCTGTATCAATTGCTTTATTCATACCAGGCGGTGGACAGAATAGTTCATTATTCTGGCAGATGGATCACGAATACGATGAAGTCAAACTAGCTAGACTAGGCACATCAGCAATCGGCGCTATACCTGGAGTTGGTCAAGCATTTGCTGCGGCTGCCGGTGCTGCCAGAGTTGCTGGACAGGGTATTATTAATCCTAAGGTAGATGTATTATATTCTAACTCTAGCCTAAGAAGATTTCAGTTTGATTTCTTTATGGCAGCCACTTCAAGAGAAGAACAAGATGAAATGATGGGTATCATCAGAACATTGAGAAAGTTTTCTGCTCCTGAGGTTACAGCCAATGCTCCAGCAGATGTCACTAACTTCGTAACTCAAAATCTACCATCAGCATTAGCCGATCAACTTAAAACAGGCTTCTGGTTCGTGCCACCAGCCGAGTTTGAAATCAAGTTTAGATTTATAGCTGATGGTCAGCAAATAGAAAATCCAAGTCTTCCTAAAATAGCAAGATGTGTATTGAAAAACGTCACAGTCAATTATACACAGCAAGGTGAGTTTAGCACATTCCAAGACGGCTCACCAACAACCGCACAGCTAACACTAGATTTCAGAGAAATGCGTGTTATCAGTCAGCAAGACGTGGACGAGGGATACTAATATGCCAGTCGATCAAGTAGCACAAGCAGGACCAAAATATCTAAACATGCTAGCCTTTCTGGGCGCATTGGATATGGGCGGCAGTCTCACAAGAGGTTGCCGATTTGCCGTAGCGATTAGACCGCCACCAGCATTGAAAACATATCCTGGTGACCTTCAATATGTTTGTGATACTGCTGAATTGCCAGGTAGAAGTTTCACAGTAGCACAGGCACGATACTACGGTCCGTCACAGCTATATCCAGTTAATACAGAATATCAGCAACTCACACTATCATTTCTATGTCGTGGTGATAGCCGTGAGCGCCGCTTCTTTGATGACTGGCTAGACTTTATCAATCCAATCGACAACTTCAACTATAACTATCCAAAAGATTATTATAGTGAAATTGATATATTTCAATATGCGGAATATGCTGATCCGTCACCGCTTGGTCCA